TTATCGCTGGGGATCGGCGGGGCGAAGCCTTTGAAGGACCGGCCCGGGGCCAGGTCGAGGACCATGCCCGCTTTCGTGTCCGTCTGGATCTCGGACTTGCCGGCCGCGTTGGTGGTCGTGGTCTCGTTGCCCATGGAGAACGGGCCCCGAGCCGGAACCCGGGGATCCTGCTCGGCCACCCCGACCACGCAGGCCGACTGCTGGGCTTTGACAATCGTGGCGAAGTCGAGGTCATCGAGCATGCCCGACTCGACAATGATCGGAGTCAGGAGGGGGTAGCCGCGATGGGCGGTCGCCCGGGTCGTGCTGTAGACGTGGCAGACCGTTTCCAGGCCGCCGCTCCAGCGGGGATAATACTTGACCGACTCGGCCCCCACGCTCGGGCCGCAAGGGGTTAAGCGGGCGAAATAGAACCCGACCGGTTTCAGGTCGGCATCGTAGCAGACCCCAAAAGCCTTATTGCCGGCCATTTCCGGGTAGCTCATGCTCCCGATCGGGCTCACGCAGCGGTCGGCCTCGACCAGTTGGCAGCGGCCGTCGTGGCGGAGGAGGGCGAACATTTCACCATCCTGGAAGCCCTGGAGGCCCGTCTGCCAGACCAACTGCTGGAAGGTCCGTTCGCCGCCGGCGTCGCAGGCCTGCTTGTCGGCCGCCCAGGCCTTGAAACGTCCTTGCAGCTCTTCATTCAGGGTGGGTTCGGACGTGTCGGGTTCGATTCGGAAGCCGATCTGTCCGCCGTAGATGAAATCGGTGAGCCGTTCCAGCATCTGGCCCGGAAGAGCGTCGCTGCGAACCATGTGGCGGACGGTCTCGCGGGTGAACCACAGCCGCCAGGGGTCGAGGTGGAGATTGCCCGCCCCGCCCATCCCGTATCGGGTCCGCAGAAATCGGTTATTGATTGTGCCCGGATCGAGGGTTGCCAGGTAGTCGCCGCGTTGGTCCTCGAAGGACCCCTCTTCGGGGAGTAGGGATTGGGCCCGGCTCATGACCGGACCCCGGTCAGGTTAGCGCAGAGGACCCGGCCGCCGCTGACGCCATCGATCCAGGCATTGACCCGGGCTAGGGCCCCGGCCAGGGCGGCGGAGTCGAAGGTGGTGGCGACTTTATTGGATTGCCCGCCGGATTCGGCCGCGGCCGGGGTGAGGATCTGGAGAGCGACGCATGCCGACCGGAAGGCCTGGGCCTTGTCCAGGTCCCCGCTCCCGTCGGCGTAGTCCGAGTTTGCCAGGTAGGCGGTCCGGGCGTCGGCATAAGTCGAGTAGACGGCCATGCCGCCAGCATGGCACATCCTCGCCAGGGGTCAACGCAAATCGGGGCCCCGACCGTCCCGACGATCACGATCATCCCGACGGGGCCCCCTTCTCCCCCCATCGCAGCAAAAAACCGCCTCAAACTTAAAATGCCCTAGAGCCCGCGTCCGGCGCCGACCCCCGGCCGGTAGGCCGGAGTGTCCATCGGGGCTTCGTGAATAGCTTGCAATCCTTCACCCGGCTGCGTCGGGGCTCCGCGCCTGGCCTGGCCATTAAGATTGAGCCAAGCCTCCCCGGGGTCGTATAAGACCCGGGGCGGCAAGTGAGAACAGTCCCCCGCCACTTCTTTAATTGACCCGTCGGGCCAGAAGGCGAACTTGGGGTGAGTTCCGCACTCCTCGCAGACCGGCCGGGCCAGCTGCTTCTGGCGGCAAAGGACCTTCACCTGGCACTGGCCGTGAAGGATGGCTCTAAACGGCTTAGGCAGAGCGTCTATATGGACCTTTGCCGTAGGGTGTCGTTCGGGCCTGATGATTTCGGCCCAGCCGTTCCATCGCCGCCGCGGCCGCGGATAAAAGGATTCCGGGTGAGGAATTCCATGAAGACCCGTGAGTATTCGTCTTCGGTCGGCCTGACCCCGAGGTAGGAGCCGAGGGCAATCTCGAGCTTGGGTTCCATGGAACTGTCGCTTTCGTCCGGCATCGTCATGCTCCCCGGCTGAAGAAACGTGTAATGATTCAGCAGGTCCGTCTTGGGAACCCGGAAGACGACGAACGGGGCGGCGGTGTGAACCCAGTAGGCATACTCCGCATGGCTCTGGGTGTCGCAAAGCCACTCCGGCGTCTGCGTCTGATCCGCCCGACCCAAGATAAACTCTCTCTTCGGCTCTGTCATGATTCTGCCCTCTGTAATGCGTTGCGAAACCGCCCAAGCATAGTTTAGCCTTTAAACCCAAAAAGGCGAATGCCTTACCACGAAGATCACGAAGATCACGAAGCCGTGCAAGCACGGTTTGACCTTTGGATTCGCTCTCCTGCATTTTTCGTGCTCTTCGTGCCCTTCGTGGTTCAACTCTTTTCCGGCCTGCTTCGACCCGTTCCGCCGCATCCGGAGGCAGCCCCGCTTCCTAACGGGCGCGGCTAAACGGTCTCGAATCGGCCGAAGGCCGAACTCTGTTTTCTGATCCTCGCACGGCGTCGCCGTGCCTCTGTGCCCTCGGTGGTTCAATCATCGCTGAGTCACCAGGAACGGGCGGCCGTCGGGCGTCGTCGGGGTCCCGAGCGGGCCCGGGCTCGCGGCCACCGGGCGCAGGCCGCTATAGTCGAGCAGCTCGACTTGCAGGATCCTCGCCACCGCCCGCTGCATGTACTCACAATCCCAATAGTGGTTCGGGGCCCCGTTCCGCTTGGGGATCCACCGCTCCACCGGCTGGGCGTTGCCCCGCCGCTGGATGATTTTGTGCTCGGCCGCCATCTGCCGGTTATAGACCGGGTCGTTCTCGGCATTCAATTCCCACTGCTCCGCCTCGATCAATTCTCCGCCGTCGCCGGGGATGTGGATTCGGGCCCCGATCGCCGCCGCCAGCCAGTCCTTGAGCCGCCCGGTGTCCATCAGGTTGTAGTAGACGTCATAAGGCGATCGCCCCTCCCCCGGCGGCCGGTAGGTTTCGCTCCGGGGGGCGACCAGGTTTGCCTGGGCTCGGCCCACCCCGCGCATGGCGTACACCCGAGGGTCGGTAATCGCAAAGGTGTAGGCCTCGTCCGACCGGTAGGCCGAGTCCACCCCGACCGCATCGCAACACATCGGGGCCCGATCGCCGCCTTCGAACGGATAATAAACCTCGAAACATCGCCGCCAGAGTTCGACCCAGCCCCGGCGATCGCCGGGCGGGGCATTGATCCGCCCGTGCCAGATCCGCCGGCTCCGCAGGTCCGGGCCCCAGGCCCGAATGACCGCCCAGAAGTGATCCTTCTGAACGTCGGCGGTGGCGATCAGCCGCCCGGTCCAGGCCGGGAGCCGCTCGGACGGCCAGGAAACCCGGCACTTGGCCGCGTAGACGTCCGGCTTACTGGAGGCCACCTGCTGCTCGAAGTCCCGACCCAGGTCGGAATTGACAAAGTCCATCAGCTCCGACGGGTCCTGGCGGACCCGGACGAACTTGGCGGCCAGGTTCCAGCATTTGACCCACATGCAGACGAACGATTCGAGCTCCATGCCCAGGTGCCGCACCGAGTCTAGACCGTTGAGCAGAATGGCCCCCGAGGCCACCTGCTGGCCGCGATCGTCGCCCCGCTCCATCTGGTCGTCGGACGCCCAGAAGCCCGCCCGGACCATCCTCGGCTTCATCGTCTCGGTGATTTTTTCCTCGCAGTGGGGACAGACGTACCAGGCCGCCTTGTTCTGCTCCAGGAAGGTGGCCAGTTTGCGATCGGTCAGGCCCTCCGGCTTCTCCCAGCGGACCGTGTCCCAGGTCAACTGGAACCGGGCGCCGCAATGGGGGCATGGCAGCCAATAGTGAAGGACCACGTCGGCCGAATCGAGTAGGGTACTGATCGTGCCCTCCGAGGTGGTCGGACTGGAGATGTTGATAATCAAGGCTCGTTCTTCGTAAGTCTTGACCCGCTGCTCGGCCAGGGCCACCGGGTCGGCCTCTCGGCCGGCATAGGAGGCGAATTTATTGACTTCGTCGTTGACCACCATCCGGATGGGGTGCGAGGCCAGGGACGTCGCCGACCCGGACCAGCCCAACCAAAGAGTGAACCCGTTGGCCAGGCGAACGAAGCTCAACTTCTGGTCTCGGGCGATGCCGGTATGGAGTTCGGCTAGAACCGCGGTCTTATTGAAGAAGGGGATAATCCGCTCGCCGATGATCTCCTTGCCCTTAACCTCGTTGGGCAGGACCAGGAGGACCGGGTCCGGATCGTGGACTGCCAGGCAGCCGATGACATTCCGGGCGAACTCGGAGACTCCGACCTGGGCGGGTTTCTTGATCGACAGCTTGGTCAGACCGGGCAGGGTCACCGCGTCCATGATCCCCACCCCGTAGGGGGCGTTGCGATTCCGCCAGGGTCCCGGTCGGGCGGACTGGCCCACGGGCATGAACCGATTCGCCTCCGCCCACTGACTGGGCGATAGTCGCTTCCGTGGCCGCCACGCCTGGCGCTCCCGAGTCGCCCACGCCGCCGCCGGCAAGTTGTAGGTCACGGTTGTCATATCATTAGCCACGGAGAACGCGGAGCCCGCCGAGAGGTTTACCCCCAGTCCTTGTTGTCCGGAGCTCGTGGCGGGGAACGCTTCACGGGTTCATCGCCACCGGCGATGGCCCTTTCGATCATCCTCTTTAATCCCCCGACGCGGGCACGTGCCGCAGTGGTAATCGTCGCACGCCCCGCAGCACGTCAACTTAAGGTCATCGAGAGAAAGCACTCCTCCTTGCTGAAGTTGTCCATTGTGGTATGTCATTCCGTACTCTTTCGCGTCCTTTCGATCATCATCATTCAACGATAAGCCAGTCGGCGGCGAGCATGTCAGTCTGGCTCGCCAGCCATCCGACCACACACTTACCCTCTGCGTCCTTCATGCAAAGATGGGGACGCGACTCGAAATCGCCACCCATGGGAGTCGAGGGGTCAACGTCCGTTATCTTCCTTCCCTTTCGCAGAAAGATGAACATATTCTTGCCGTTCCATCCTTGCCGGGCCGCCTTCTTGCCTTCTTTCAACTCATTCAATACGTAGCCAAAATCCATAATCATTCGATTCTCCTTCTTAAAATGTGCCATCTCATCAAAAAGGGACGCTTTCAAGAACCCCCGGCCAGCGACAATGGCCCGCATTTCTCTCTTCGTGGTTCTTCGTGCCCTTCGTGGTTCATTTTTTCGCCTTCTTCGCGGGCGAAGCCCGCCTCTTGCTCGTCTTATTCTTGCCCGGCGACGCCGGGCCTCTGGGCTCGCGGGCCACCCGGGGCTCGCGGCGGCGCATCTTTCCCGTTCGCCCCGCAAAGGTTCGCAGGAGGGGCTCGACGTGCTCCCAGATGATGATCTCGATCTCTTCGACGGTCGGCTCTTCGCCCAGTTCGGCCACCGCCGGAGCTAGGGACCGCTGGAGGGCTTCCAGGCCGCTGCGGACCGCAATCACCTTGCCCGCGTTTTCGGCTTCGACTTCGTAGCGATCGAGCAGTTTCCCGCTGGCGATCTGCATTTTTAGCTCGATCGCCGCCTCCCGACGGATGAGCAGCTTGATCTCCGCGTCCCGCTTGCGGGTCCCCTCGCCGCCCGCCCCGTCGCCCCGCCAGCGTTCCTTGAGCCAGGGCAGGACCCGGAAGAGGTCGTAGACTTTCGACCGGCCGACCCGCTCGGCCGGCAGGCCCGCCCGCTCCCAGTCGAGGATGATCTTCCGCTGACTGCCGAGCAGCTCGCAGAGGGTCTTCTGGGGGACCGCGGTCAGGGTATCGATCAGCCGCTGGGCGGCGACCCGCTCCTCGACCGCCTGGACCCGCTTCCGCTCGGCTGCGGTCAGGGTCTGACCGGCCTTGGCCTTCTGGAGGGCGGCCAGTTCCCGCCGCCGCTCCTGGGCCTCGGTGATGGACGCCGGTCGCCTGGGGGCTGTTGCGGATTTCGCCATTTACTCCCCCACGTATTCGAACCCCACCACCGGCCGGCCACGGGAGCCCAGGCGTGGCCCGGCTGTATTCTTGCTGACCTTAGCGGAGCCGTGCCGCATAACTCGCCGGGCCCGCCAGAGCGGCGAGCGGGCCAGCCACCCGATCATCGCCGGATGACTGGTGGTCATCCCGCACCGAAGGCCCTGGCCCGTGACCAGATCGGCGACCGCGCCGGTCACCGCCGAGCCGATCCCGATCCCCTGGTAATCAGGCAGGACCACCACCCGGGCGATCCGGCGGACGCCCTTGTGCCCCAGGCTGGACGCCACGGCGACAAAGGCCACCGGGATCTCCTTCCAGTGGGCCAGGTAGCAGACCGAGCACATCGGCAGGGACGCACTCAGATAGTGATGACGCTTAAACATGGCCCAACGATCGACCTTGCAGCGGCTGATTTCGAGACGGACAGGGGGACGTTGAAGGCACCCCCTTGCTAGTTGGCAGGTAGCCATATCCAGCACCCAGTCAGGGGTCAGCCATTCGATAATGTCATAGTGACACGTCACCGCCACAAAGCGCTTCTCCGTTCGCCGGATGGCCTTGGCCACCGCGGCACTGCCGATCTGGGCCACGGCCCGGTCGACCACGCTGGTGAACTCGTCATAGACCACCCGCTTCCGCTTCCCGAGCAGGGCCCGGGCCAGGTCGCAACGGAACTTTTCGCCGTTGCTCAGGACCGCATAAGGCCGCAGCCAGGCCGGGGGCGAACTGAATCCCACCGCGGTCAGCATGGCCGTGGCCTCCTGAATGGATTCGCCGCCGATCGCCTCGATCACCGCCTGCCCTTTCGGCCAGCGGGCCGAGCCGACCACGTCGGACCCGTAGAGCTCCCGGGCGATGGTCGACTTGCCCGAGCCGGAGGGGCCCACGATACAGCCGACCTGCCATGCCTCTTCCGGGTCGGGCACCTCGACAGAGAAGTCCTGCCGGCTGACCTCGCCGGCCGTTAGATCGAAGAGCCCGGCCACCTGGTCGACCCGGAAGCACCGCTTCACCGGACACTCGACCGAAACGTCGCATTTCATAAGGCATTCGCCTTTCTATTTCGTGGTCTCCGCCGCCGCCCGTTTCGCCGTCCATTCCGGATGGGGCCGGTATTCTCCGCAGAACGCTCCCCCGTCGGTGGTCGCGAAGTCGAAGTGGTCGCCCATCCGGGGCCGCTGGCCCTCGGTCGGCGGCCGGACCGCCACTGGCGGAAAGCGCGTACACCACCCCTGGGTCGGTTGGTCCGGCCGGCGGCGATAGTAGACGCAGTTCCAGCAATGCGGGCCGTCGGCCGGTGGGGGGGGCGGCGGCTGGGCCTCGACCTTGGGCCGCTCGGGCTCCTCGATCCGATTCACCGATAGAATATCCACCACCCCGGTCATCGGACCGCCGCCGCGGGCCCCGGGATCTCCGTGGCGGATTTCTTCGGCTCCGGCTCGACCGGCTTTCGGGCGGTCCCGGTCAGCTCGACCTGCTCTAGGAGCCAGATGAGCACCTGGGCCGGCTCGATGACCTCCCGGGTGGGGACCAGGGCCCCGGGCCGGCGGTGGGCGATCCGCCCCCCGGTCTTCTGCAGATAGCCAAAGAGGGCCATGAGCTTCTTATTCAGAGCCACGTTGAGGTTCATCTCGATCCGCCGCCGGTTAATGGCCAGATGGTCCGGCCAGGGCACCGCGGGGACCTGGAGCACGGGTCCGGCCTCCGGTTTTGCGCCCCCCGGCCTCACCGTCGCCGTCGTCTGTTTCGCCATCGTCTGTTTCGCCATCGTCGATCTCCCTATCAAAAGTCGCCATCCCTGAAAAACCAAAACCCAGAATGTCAAAAGGCTTACCACGAAGAACACGAAGGACCACGAAGCCGTGCCACGTTCCAGGACCACCCGCAGAGCCTCGCGACGGATAGTAACCTGTACTCACCCGACAAAGCCGGGGGCGATACAGGTATTGAATTGCGACGGAGGCGCTGCGGCGTCCTGTACTCACCCGACAAAGCCGGGGGCGATACAGGTGAAGGTGTGTACACGGTTGCATCAAACCGCCTGTACTCTCCCGACAAAGCCGGGGGCGATACAGGGCCATCGTCGATCTCCCTATCAAAAGTCGCCCTGTACTCTCCCGACAAAGCCGGGGGCGATACAGGGCCATCGCCTTCTTATCTTCGCGGTCAATTCCTGTACTCTCCCGACAAAGCCGGGGGCGATACAGGTCACCTTGGCCACCGCCAGGTCCACCTCCGCCTGTACTCTCCCGACA